CGCCATTCATCCAAGGGATGTTGGCGTCACAATCGTCTGCTGATGCGCGTTGGACAAAGATTGAACAAAACCAAGTTGACGCTGCGATCTTGCACGTTGCGCGCACTAAAGGGTTCTTCACATCTGACGACATTTGGAAACACTTAGGCGATCAGTTCCCTGTCACCAAAGGCATTGCTGGTCGGTTAAACGCAGCTGCGCGTCGTGGCATTATCCGCAACACAGGCGAACTTGCTTTTGCACAGCGCGGTGGCGCGCATGACCATGCACAACGCTTATCTGTTTGGGCTGGCATCTGATGGGCTTTGACCTAAGCAACTACGAAACAGTCGAGCAACGCTTGGTGCGCTGGTGGGCTGCATACCCAAACGGGCGTGTGTACACCTGCATGATGAACTACACAGGCGATGCTTGCGTTTTCTACTGCGAACTGTACGCCGACAAGGACGACAAGGTGCCAGTCGCGACGGGCTACGCAGAAGAAATCAAAAGCGACCGCGGTGTCAATGCCACGTCGTTTGTTGAAAACTGTGAAACCAGCGCAATCGGTCGCGCTATTGCCAACTGCCCATTACAAGCCCCAGCAAGTGGCCCAAGACCATCACGCAATGAGATGCAAAAAGTCGAGCGCCTAAGTACGCCAGCCGATACAAGGCAGAATCCTGTGCACATACCCTCTGGTGCATTCGCCACGCCTAAGCAGATTGGTTACATCAAGAAACTGGCCAAGGACAAGGGCATGGACGATCTTGCCCTGTTAGAGATGATTCAACTGAACTTGGACGATGACAGCGCGGTTCTTGAGCTGCTTAAATCGCATGAAGCATCCAAGATTATTGAGCGCCTTAAATGATGTGGTTTCTGTGGGCAAACGTCGTAGGCATTCTGCTTGGCATGATGCTGACATTATTCGTAACAATGTTTGATGACCCTCGCAGGGTCGCTGGACGCAAAAGGAGCAAGAAATGACATTGGAAGAACTAATTACAAACATTGAGCGCTTACAAAGCGTTTACAACTCAATGGTTGACCCAGAGCAACACGAAGCAAGGCAATATGTGCGTTGGGCTATTAAGCATCTTGCAGACAAGACATACATGGCAGCGCTATGACACTCAATGAATTAGTTGACGGATTGATAAAGCACTTAGAAGAGCATCGCCGAAACATCAAAATGATTGTTGAATTGCGCTATGAATTAGAAAAATGGCAATCGGTAGCCGTGAGTGCAATACCAGAAGAAGGTTTAATTGCGTCGTTAGATGCTTACGATTACGAACACAAAAATGAAGCTTGACTTAAAGATCAGCGAAGCCGACTTTAAAGACATGGTGATCAGCGTCGCCAAACGTTACGGCTGGCTAGTGCACCACGATCTGCCGGCACAGAACACTCGAGGACGCTGGATGACCAACGTGCAAGGCGACGTGGGATTTCCTGATCTGTTCATGGTGCACCCATTCCAAGGCGGTAGGCCGTTGGTTATTGAGTTGAAGGCAGAGAAGGGCAAGTTGACGCCTGGACAAAAGATTTGGTTAAACGCTTGTGAGATGGCTGGCTGTCATGCAGCGGTCTGGAAGCCCAGCGACATGGAGTACATTCTCTACACTCTCAGCAATCCCAGACAGTAACAATCGGCTAGTAGCACGACCTAAGCCATTCGCACGGCAGTTGGTGACACTTGGAAACAAGGGTAGATCGGCGCGCCCTTAATCATGCAAGACGAAATGAGAGAGGCAAAGCGCCGAGGCGAGTCGTAAACATAATCGACTGAATGCAATGGGTACCAGGATGGGCAATCTGGTGGGTGGAGCATTCACACATCTATTGACCTGCAGATGACATACAGTTAACAAACAAAGAAAGCACCGACATGAACCCGACAACAAACACAATTCACACAAACCGAGGACAAGGCGCGCAAGCGCCGCGTCAGCGCAAGCGAAGCGCGCGAGCATGACACGCAAACTGACAGAACACGACACCACGATTTACAAGCAAGCACGTGCAGAACTATTGCGCGACCAACCGCTATGCCATTGGTGCAAACGAAACACAGCAACAGAACTTGACCACCTTGTTGAATCAGACAAAGGCGGAACAATAGAAGACGGATACGTTGCAGCTTGTAAACCATGCAACAGCGCTCGAGGCGCAACGTATCGCAATCGCAAACTCGCAAACGCAAAACAAAATCGGGAAAAAGCAATAAACGATTTTTTATACAGCTCCGAGATGCCCCCGAGCCCCATCCATCATTTTGTCGCCACCAGCCCAAACCAGCCCGAACTGGCGCCAACTGGCCATGACCAGCCAAGACTGGAAACGATGATCCCTGACCATGCCGGCTCACTAGCTGGACTTGTGGGGGACATGGCTAAGAAGGTACTTGGTGTCACTTTGATGCCGTGGCAAATGCACGCTCTTGAGGGAATGCTGGCGGTTGACGCCGATAACAAGTTTGTGCATCGCTCAAGCCTTGTGTCGGTTGCGCGTCAAAACGGTAAGACCACAATCATCCAGGCGCTTATCCTGTTTTGGCTTGTGGAAATGCCAAAGATACGTGGGCAAAAACAAACCGTGGTATCTGGAGCGCACAGACTCGACCTTGCCTGCTTATTGTTTGAAGATCTCAGCGTAATCTTGGAAGAATATTACAACGCCAAAATCGTTAAATCTTACGGCCGTTATCAGGCCACAATGCCAGACGGCAGCAAGTGGTGGGTCAAAGCATTAAAGCCAAACCAAGGTCACGGTATGAGCATTGACTTAGTGATCGTGGACGAGTTGTTTGACGTCAACCCTGACTCGGTTGAAGGCGGTTTGTTGCCGGCACAGCGCGCTCGCAAAAATCCGTTGGCTTGCTTTTTCTCAACTGCTGGCACCGAAGAATCTGTGCTGTTTCAAAGGTGGCGAGAGGCAGGCATTCGAGCAATAGACAAAGGTGAGCCGTCCACGATGTACATGGCGGAATGGTCGCCTGACCCAAGCCTTGACCCGTTGCATCCTGCGTCATGGGCGTGGGGTAATCCTGCACTCGGCCACACGTTGGACATGGACACCATTAGGCAAGAATCAACAAACCCTGATCGGGCATCGTTCTTGCGCGCATCCCTAAACCTTTGGGTGAGTGTTGTGCGCGGATGGATTGAGCCAGGGCGTTGGCCGTCATTGGAATACACAGGTGACATACCTAGCGGTGGGGTCGTGGCGATTGAGTCTTCGCTTGACGACTCCCGATACAGCGCGACCAGATGCGTCAACTTGTCAGACGGTCGGGTGCTTGTCACCGTCGCGTTTATCGCCGAGTCAATCACAGAGCTGTGGGAGAACGTGCAGGAACTTGCCAAAGACCCGACGATCAGGTTTGCCCTGTCGCCGACCGTGGACGCAACCTGCCCACCGAACATCGAGCGCCGCAGGGTCGTTGTCGGTTACGCAGAACTTGGACGGTTTACGCCGCTAGCCAAAAACATGATCGCCGAAGCACGCTTATTGCACACAGGAGAAAAACTGCTTGCCGAACATGTTCAGCGCGCTGTTGCTGTTCGCACCGATAACACGATCGTTCTGTCGAGCAAGCGATCACCTGGGCCAATTGAGTTAGCGCGAACAATGGTCTGGGGTATCGGCTTATGTGCTCGTCCAGTTAACAGCGGAAAGCCCATGCTTGTCGCGGTAAATAACTAAGATAAACGCGGCGACCGCGCACCTTGCCTTTTGTCGGAATCGGATAAGTCATGCGCGGTTGCCACTTATATGACAAAGTAGGAACATGGCGATTTTTAACAAAACCAAAAAAGCAGCAATAAGCCCAGCGCCAAGCAAGGCGGCAGCTGCAGGCGGTTTCGCACCTGGTTATTCATCGTCCAATGTTGGCGTAAACATGATTGGCCAGTACTACACGTATCGCGAAGGCGAAGCGCGTAACGCGGCGATCAGCGTCCCAACAATCAACCGTGCGCGCGATCTAATGGCGTCGGTAATCGGCTCAATGAATCTTCGCTCATACAACGAGTTTTGGAACGGCGAAGAAATGGAAAAAATTTACATCGCTCCACGTTCATGGTTGCGCCGACCAGACCCAACAGTTTCGTTCCAGTTCCTTATGAGCTGGACTCTTGATGATCTTATGATGTTTGGGCGCGCGTTTTGGTACATCACCTCACGCACCGCCGACGGATACCCTGCCACGTTCACTCGACTGCCAGCAGGATCAATTACTACTACCGACATGGCTGGCCCTGTGTGGTTTGCTCCATCGTCACAGGTGTATTTCCAAGGCGGAGAAATTGACCCAGCAAATCTTGTGCAATTCTTGTCTCCAGCACAAGGCCTGATCTACTCGGCACCAGGCGCAATTGAAACCGCGCTAAAACTTGAAGCAGCGCGCAACCGCAACGCATCGTCAAGCATTCCTGC